GTATCGCACAACGTCTGCAGGGAATACAAACTCTCCTTCGCTTAACATTGCAGGTATATCATCTGCTACTTCTTCTTCAAGTGATCCAGAAGGAACTTTGTTACCTGACGTTGGCTCTGTTTTACCACCATCATCTTTCATGCCACCTTCGTTCATAAAAGCCATTTCTGTTTGTTGTCCTAGCATAGTTCCTCCTTGGTTTAAACCCTTGCTTCTTTTTTCGGCAGCTTCTTCTGCTTCCTCCCTAGAGTCGTGTACACTCGTTTCTTTTATTACACCTTCAATTAAAGCTCTCTTCAAAACAAAGTCTGAATATTTTTTATTGCCATATATAGAAGGTAGATTATAATGCTTGCCATCTATCTCTATTGTTGTAGACTTTTCAGATACTGTTTCACCTTCAGACGCTCTCTTCTTTGGTCTGCCTACTTTTGTAACTTCTCCTGTATCTTTTCCTACATTCTCATCTAATATTAAAGGCTCTCCCTGTCTACCTATAAGCTTACTTGCAAACTCTTCTAAGTCACTTACTGCAAAGCCACCCTCATTAAACTTTGGTACAGGTTTCATATCCTGTGGCATACTGTCTGTTGAGTCTACCTCTATTTTATTATATATAGGATGCGTCTTTTTTCCAATTTGTATTTCACCTACAACGTCACCTAAATTAATCTTGCCTATCGTAGAAGGTCTTAAATTAGGCTGAACATCCTTTTTAATCTTTTGCATGATTACAGGTCCTACAACCTGCATATCAAAAGAATAAAAGTGTTTAGGTCCTTGCTCAACAGTTACTATTGGATGATCCAATGTTCCAAAACTTTGCCCCACACGTATTTTAAATTTTTCAGGCTGTAGTAAGTTAATCTGTGCTTTTGCAGGAGCTTTCTTTTCTCCTGTATTTGCTTTATAATTTTGTCTTAAATCATCATCCGTTAAAGCGTTACCTTCGTATATATTTCCTGTTGATTGTGCTTTGTTTTGTACAGATCCTTTTTTTATTTCTCCTGTTTCTTTATCTTGGCGTAAACTTTTCTCTGTGCTTTTTTTATATGATAACCTTGGACTAATAAATAAATTGTTAAAAGTTTTTCCTGAAACATCTTTAGGAGGACCACCTCCAAACTGCACGTAGTTTCCAAACTCTAAATCTAATTCAACTCCTGATTTATCTAAACCTTTTGTTAAAGATTCTTTGTACGACGTTGATTCAGGAGTAAAAAATTTTGCAGGTGCTGGCATAATATCTCTAGCACCTTCTAGTTTAGGATCTTCTTTGGCTTTACCCATAGCTCTTTTAAGGCTAGGGTTTAGAGGTTCTTCTACTTCTTCTTTTAATCTAAATATATTTTTTTTAGGATCATCTGGAACAATCTTTTTTTCTGAACCTCTACCGATAGACTTTACTGTTGTAACAGTTTGCTCAACAGGAACATCCATATCCATGTCTAACAACTTATCTGTTAAATTTTTGCCTACTCTTAAAGGTGTTGTTAGAAAACTAGATGCCACTTACTTTCCTGCGTTGTTGACCACATCTCTTAATTGACGCAATCGTCTTAACATTAGAATAGCTCCCTGCGATCTGTGCAGTATAACTAAATCATTTGTCTGTTCCATAATAGCGTGGTTCTGTGCTATTAAGTAATTAATGTAATCACTGAAGCTGTCCCATTGGTCCTTGTTGTTCACCAAAGGCTTCATTTTGTTGAGGAGCTTGTCCTGTAGGTTGTTGGTTTGGCTGTTGAGGTTGTTGTTCATTTCCTGTAAATCCTTGTTCTTGTGGCAACGGTGCTTGCCCTGTTCCTATAGTCGCACCACCTGCTCCAGTTGGATCTTGAGCATTTGCTCCTGCAGGAGGTGTCGGCTGTTGTGGAGGTTGTTGCTGTTGGAATTTTTTCATGATCTCTGCTTGCAATGCAGCTTCGTCCATGTTGTTGGTTACTTTCTCTGGATCTAAGTCCAGTGACTTTGCTATCTCTCGTATTACATACTGAAACTTTGCAAACGGTGCAAGAGACTGATTGCTTGCCACTTGTAGGAATGACATCAATCTTTGGCTACGCACTTCGTTTGCCATCAAGCTTTCTGTGCCACGAGCTTTTACTTCTAGATCACCCTTTAACATTTTGTTGTCAAAGTTAAACTGCATATTGAATCTAAAAAGTCCTTCACCTAAAGGTCTTAACAGATAATCGTCTACGTTCTTTATAACATTCTTGATGCCACCACTTGCTGCGTTCATCAGCATAGATATACCTGACGCTGTACGTCCTACACCCATGACACCTGTTTGTCCGTGAGCAAAGCTTGGCAGTCCTGTACTCTCGTCTGCAAGCACTCGTGCCTTATCAAATAGTTGCATGTTCTCATTGGCTACGTTTGGAAACTTTGTACCAAAGATTGCTTGACCCGGAGCGCCGCCTTGTCTTCTAAATATTTTTCCCGGATAAACAGAAAGATCTTGACCCGGTACTAAGTTTGTTTCATCTATCTCTATTAACAGATTACCTGACATTACAGCATTGTCCACAGCCATACGCATGAAACCATTCATCAATGTCTGTGTATCGTCCATATTCTCTGCAATACCCACACCAAAGAAGCTGTATGGATTAAGTTCATAGGGCGCAGCCATGTAGGGTATCTTTGCAGGTTTGAATGGATTTAATACCATTCGTAATACTTTGCCGTTACAAACCCATATGTTTGCTTGTATCTCGTCATAGTCTGTTAGCTCTTCAGGTATTTCTACCTGCTGTTCTTTGAGCATGTCTGTATCTACCATGCCCCAATACTCTAGCACTTCATATCGTGCTATAGAATGTTCAGGAGAATAGTCTGATAAATCATCTTCCCAATATTCTTTGTTATAGTTTTCTCCTAACATGATAGCTTCATCAATTATGTTGCTTCTAAAGTGAGGTCGCTTCTTTAAACTGCGTAGCTGTGATCGTGACATCTTGTGTCTCTCTATCACATACTGTGCTTCGTCCATGTTGTTTGCATCTGGATCAGGAAAGAAGTTCCATACTGATACATGTGAAACTTGTGGTACAGTTTTGAATAGAGGTGAGTATTCTCCATCAGGACTCCAGTTAGGATATTCTTTGTCTACAGCAAAAGGTCCTTTCATCACACCTGTACCAAACAAAGCCATCTCAAAGGCTGTGCTTCGTAAATGTTTATTAGCATTAGACTCCTCTAGCTGATCGTGTATCTGCTTCTGCATATGCTTTGCAGCTATAGTAGCAGGACTGAACGTAACAGCCGTAGGTGTTTTGCCCACACCCTCTCGTAGGTTATCTACATCATCAAACTTGCCTTCTAGAGGTCCTAGTTTTTCTGATAGGCTTTCTTTAGTAGCTCCTGCAGGTAAGTCTTTACCGTCCCCTGCAAAGCCATAGGGATTCTCTAAGTCATCGAGTCTTTCTCTAATATTCTCTGGCTCTTTTGGATCAAAGCTTACGTCAGCAACTACTCCGTCTGGTAGCTCTGTAGGATCTACTGTAAGTGGGAACTTATTATTAGCAAACAATACATCAACAATTTGACCATAGGCAGCCAATGTTTTAGTCTTTGTTACTTTAATAAATACTCTTGACTTCTCTGCTTCTGTAAACTGTACATCTGAACCATACAGTCCTCTGTAGTTTCTATACGCTCGTAGCCATCTTTGTTCGTCTTGTTCTCGGTAGTCATCTGCTTTCTTGTAGCGTTCCATAATAAAGGGGATTATGTTGCCACTTTTAGAAGCATCTTCGCTTCCATTCTCTGTGTCTTCTATCGCAATAGAAGAGTCATCCATAAATACTTCTTCGTCTATTTTATCTTCAGCCATATTAATATCCAAATGTTGCGTCTGCTACAGGCATAGAGTTCTGTGCTTTCATATTAGGGTCATAGTCAAATATACTAAAACGTGGTCTTGACATTATACCATATCTTAATGCATCATACAAGTGATCTTCTGAATGAGTGTCTATATCTTCTGGATTTTTTTTGTCCAGTGGTATAGCAGGGAGTTGCGAAATGATGTTAGTACATGAGCTAAAGAAAACCAACCTCGGCTCTTCTGTAAATTCATCCGTCTGTAACCTTCTATGTATCTCATTCTTACCTGATACTCTACTTCCTCGACTTCTATCTGAAGGTCTAAATCGGCATCCCTTCATAGTCATTTGTTCTGCTAAACTAGGTCCTGTGTCTCCACGTTTGTGCCAGAGAGAACTATCCAACACTCCGTACTTAATATTACCGTCTTCTGCTTCTGCTTCAAGTATCATATCAGCTAAGTCGGTAGCCAACACTTTTGATACATACAACTCTCTATACACTACAAGTTGTTCAGATGGGCTAACAGCAAACCAGACAACGGCAGAATAACTTCCATACCCATAGTCACATGCCCTAAACTTAACCCAATTATTAGGTATATGGAAAGGCTCAACCACATGTAGCTTGCGATCAAACTCGGTGAAAGCTGCTCCTTCTTTAATATCCCAATCGCCTTCCAGTAATTGTCTTCTTTGCTGTTCAGGAAGGGATAAAAGCATTGCTTCATAATCGCCCTGCTCTGAAAGATAAGGGTTGTCTGTAAGTCGTGCAGGTATAAACCTACGTTTAAATAAAGGCTGTCCTGCTTTCTGGTGTCCTGCAGGATATTTGAGGTCTTCTCCTGTTTCAATGTCTGTTGCATTAAATGCCTTGTTGTACGCTGCAGGATCAATGAACATCTTCTTAACCCAGTGATGTCCCCTACCTCCGGGGTTCGTTGTCGCTCTCATATACACTGGCAGATCAGATGATGTAGAACGTAAACGTGATCTCATGTAATTCCAAGCAAAAGGTGTAGCCCACTGTGTAAGTTCGTCAAAGCCTATCCAACTAAACGCTAGTCCCTGATACCGTAAAACATCATCATCTCTGTCGAGGTATGACATCCATAGTCTTGCACCTGACGGTGCTACCCATTGCATCTTTCGTTCTGACCACTTAATACCCTTCCATATTTTTGGGTAGAGTTCTTGACTTTTAAATATAAGCTCTCTTAACTCTTCTGTGGTGTGACGCAGTAGTAAGCCACTAAATGATGGGTGTCCCATGTATCGCAGTGGGTCTGCAAGCATTGCGTAGGATTTGCCCCCTCCTGCTGATCCACCGTAAAGAACTTCTCTTTCACCTGCAGCCAGAAACGATGTTTGAGGTCCTTTATTTGGCTGAAAGATAACATTACGTGACTCCTCTATCGGTAGGGCTTCTATAACAGTCTCTTTTATTTCAGGCTTCGGTGGTTGCTCCTGTACGACTTTCTTCGATCTCCTTGGCTTTGTGTATCGCTTTTTCGGCATACTCTGCCCATCTGCGTAGGCTTGTAGCTTTGTTCTTACGTTGTCGCTCATTCTTTAATCGTTTCATTAATCCTACGTGAGATATTTCTCTGCCACTGTTTTTTGTTAGCCAATTTGCCACCTCTCTGTAGGAATACTGTTTAATGTACTCTCGTGCTTTTTCCAGTAAGTCCAGTTCTACTTTTACTGGTTGTAGCACATCAGGGTCATGTTCGTCTACCACATAGCCAAAAGGTATTGTTCTCGCTATTCTTGGTATTGTTGCCCACTCTTTTTCTTCTTTTAAGTCTGTAGGCTGTGGTAGTTTCCATTGCCCTATTGATCTAGTCATTGCTCGATTCTTTAGGTGGCATAAGCATAACACCACCAGATGCTTCCACCTGCATCTTTTCTGTTTTCACAAGTCCTGTTCTATCAAGTAGCTCTTTTGCTGCAGATAGTTTGTCACGTATTCCTAACTCTGTAGGATCAAGCAGTCCTCCTGCAATAGCAACAGCAGCTCGTGGAGCATTTCTCGCCATATACTCTTGTGTAGCTTCAAGTATTTCTTCTTTGATACCCTTCACTACATCTGTAGTGCTAGATGTTTCAGCGTATCCTGCAAGTTTTTTAGCCATCACTACATCCCCACCTGCTTCGTCAAAGAGTACATTGAGTAGCTTCTGTTGTTTTTCTGTTAGTTGTCTAGCCATATTAACACTTCCACCTTCTTCTTGCCTGTCGCAGTCTACTGTTTGGATTCTTTGCTGCGCTAGGAAACTTCTTCATCTGTCCTGCACTTCTTGCACAGTAAGACTTTCTTCTTTTAGCTGCTTTACTTCCGGGCTTTACTTTACCTGTAACGGCTGTTTGTAAATTACCACCAGTTTTTTTGTTAATTATTTCTGTTGCTTTTTTTGATAATCCTGCCCCTTTGTCCGTAGGACGTTTAAGACCACTCTTAATGGTGATGCCCTTCATAACATCTGGATTTTTTCTTTTTACCCCTGCCATTATATACCCTTAACTAAGTTGAAAATGAGGACCATCAATAAATGGCCGCCTATTTTGACTCCTACGTAAATCTACATATGCGTTCATCGCATCTTCCATAGTGCCGTCCCATGAGGTAATATCGTCTATTTGCCAAGCTGCTCCCCAACAAATTTTAGCTTCAGTTTTATTGGCTGCCATAAGCATAGCATCGGCAATGTCATCGTACATCACGATGTCCCAACTTGGGTTACTACCATCATACGCCATTAAATCGACAGCATGTGAATACCCATCTTCCTGCACAAGGTGGCGAGACTTCATTGTTTGTGAGCGTCCTGCATCATACAATTTCTGCTGTTCTGCTAGGGAACGTACTCCATAGATCACTCCGAAGTCTACAAGTGACACCTTTATAGCTTCCTTCACAGTTTCTACAAGGTCAGGATGTACACCTTCTAATTTTCCTAAACTTCTACCACTAAGTTTAAACGCCATATTTTTTCCTATCTTTTACTGTTTTCATATATTCTTCTTGCAAAGATTTTTTTAATCTATCTAAGTTTCTTTCTTTAATAAACTTTCGTATAGGGTCAACCATTTCGTCTTTGATAACTCCTGCTACCTTTTTACCCTTTTTAGATTTCTTAGTTTTGTCTACAGTTTTATGTTCTAAAAATTTAGCTGTCATTTTTTTATCTTATTAAAAAACTTACCTGCAGACCGTGTGGCGAAGCTCGCACTTACGATAGCTCCTAACGCAATTTGATACCACTGTGGCATACCTGCCAAAGCAGTGAATCCATCTGCTACTATACCCCTGCCCCACTCTCCCATGAAGCTCAAGACCAGAGGAATACTAAATAGCAAAGTCAGCCATTCGTCCTTCCATGAGCTTTGGGATGCCCTCATAGCAGCTAAGTCCCAGTCTATCTCACCTGTAGCTTCTTTCATCTTGATGGTAGCTTCAGCTTTTTGTATGGCTGTCTTACCATCTATGTATGAAGATGCTAAACTCGTTACTGAACTAAGTATCGTTCCTATCATTATACGCAGTCACAATCATCGTGGCACTTCTTATTTAACAATGCACACCATAATCGCTTTAAATACTTTCTCATCGTTCTTCCCTCTCCATTATCTTGGGTTCGGCTTTTTCTGCTCCCATCCATATGGCGAAAGATCCTGTCATCGCCCCAGTAATCACTGATATTAGTCCTGCCTGTTGTGTGGTCAACTCTGGCTGACTCAAAGCCCATTCTATACAACGAATGTAAACTCCTGTCATAACAAGCATCATAAGTCTTGGGAGTATTCGCCATCTGTCAAGTGTCTCTGGAGTCATCTTTATCCTTTATAACTTCCTTTATCCAGTTACCGTTTTCACCAGTCTTCTCACAATACTCACATTTATCATCTTCAATGTGATGTCCACAAATATCACAGGTAGGTTCATAAAGCATCTATATTACGTTCTGTAATAAATTGTCGAACATTCTCTTCAGGAACGCAGATAACTTTTTCAATAGGTCGTTGTCCATATTCTTCAGCCAATACTTTTATAAAAGGAATCGGATTATCTCGTACATAGTCTCTACACTCCATTGAACTGTGGAAGTGAGTGTGTTCTTTCGGTTCTTGAAATATGTATACATCCTTCGTACCATCGGAGTGTACCCCTAACATTATAGCCACTGCAAACCAAGTTTCAGCTATCATTTCATCCCTTTAGGTTTTCTGAGTGGCTTTCTAACTGCACCTATCTTATCAATCTCTTTTGGTTTCTTAAGAGGGTCTTTTACTTTCTTCTTATTTTCACTAACTACTTTATCTACTAAAGCTTGATAGTATCCTGCTCGCATATTAGCTTTAGCAGTTTCTTTTAACTTCTTCTTTTCAGATACTTTTAAAGCTGTGTATCCTGCAGCTCCTGCTAAACCTGCTGTAGCTGTAATTCTTCTTTTAACTTTTCTAGTTACTTGCTGTCCTAGCACGGCAGGTTCTACTTTTTTAGACCCCGGGGATTGTTTCGTTTTTAAGTCTTTGAGATGTTTCTTTCCTTCTTTTACAGCTTTTGCTCCATACTTTTTAATTAATGGGGCTACTGCTTTTCCAACTTTTAAAGCTGCTAATAAAGCAGCAGGTATTAGAGGTATTGCCATTTTTATTCTCCTGTAAAATATCCTACGTTATGTAACTTTTCTATAACTTCTCGTTTTTTTAGAGATGCCTTTAGGCTGTTTAACGAATTGTTTTCCTGCTGCCTTGCCTTTTCTTTTAGCTTTAGTTGTTGCTGCGTACTCTTGGGGTGATAAAGCCTTGATTGCAGCTGTTGGAAGATAGCGTTCTCCAGTTTTCCCACTGGGTTTACCACTTTTTGTTCTCCATTTTTGTTTTGTCCACGATTTAAGACTTCTTTGGCTTTTTGCTAGTGCCATGTTGTCTCCTTAATTGCTCTTTCGCCTTCTTTGCAAGGGCAGCTTGCTCAGTTTTTCCTGCAAACTTAGCTCGTTGCTCAAGAACGGTGAGGATTTGTATCTTCCTCGCATAGGATTTTTTAAGTTTCTTAACTTTTCTAATAGTTTCTTTTGCATCTTGCACCGTTGCATACTTGATACTTACTGTATCTTTAGGATTCTCATCCGTGTAGAGTCTTCTATCACTACCTTTTGGCTTTTTACCTGTTCCTACTTTAGGATCAGCCACTATTTGTAGCCCCCACCCTTCTTTTTATACTGGGAAGCAAGTAGTTGAGCTTTTCTGGCACTCCACTGACCGGGGTTACCACCCTTACTCCCTGATTTTATACGATTAAACAGGTTTTTTCGCATAGTAGGTTTGGTATAGTTCCCGGCTTTGTTTACAGTTGACTTCGCCATTACGCTATTTTTACGAGTTTATAACCCATCTTTTTGGCTTCGGCTCGTAGTTTAGCAAGTGTCATCTTGCCGCCTACTTTACCACCTTTAGCCATACCTTTTTTCTTCATCATCATGGTAGCTCCACCTCTAGCGTAGCCTTTTTTCTTCATGCCACCTTTAGCCATGCCTTTTTTCTTCATCATTGCCATCGTCTTGATCCTTTTCTTTTGCATAGAGATTGTTAAACACTCTGCCTGTATTCCAGACATATTCAATCTCTTGTTTCGAATGGAACACTCTTTGACTTGGTAAAAAGTCTGGTGATCCTGTCCCTGTTTCAAACCACGCAGGGTGGGTTACTCGTACTCGATTGTTAGGTAACGCAACAATGTTACCTGTGTACTCTCCTGCGTTCATTAACTCTAATACGTGTGACTGTTTATGTTGAGCAGGATCATCGGCTATCTCACTGTCTGTGTAGTCTACAGTAAAATAATACTTTGCAGGGTAGAACTCTCCATCAACTTTTGCTATCCAAGGTGCAGGAGTTGCCCTGTTTAAAACATATACACTGTGATCGTGAGACATGCAGTCCCAAGGCTGTGCGATGTACGAAGGTAACTCTTTCGCCCATTCATCTACTGGGGAGTCACCTACTAATGCCGTAATGGGCATCCTCGCCCACATTGCACCACCGTGTATGTTTTGTTCTTCTGTGTCATCGGCTTCGTAACCTGTAAAGATCACTTGAAACGATAGACATCTATTCGGCATTGATGTTACGGCTATTACCATACAATGTAAAAACTCACCGTGATATCTTTGAAAATTTGTTGTATACTCTCTTCGTACCCACGCTTTAAAGTAGGGTATGTTACTTTGTAAATAAGACACTCGTTACTTTCTCCTCGGTTTCCTCGCAGGTTGCCGTGACATATTCTTTTTGGCAGAAACAGCACGTAGGTTGGAACGTCTGTTATCGGTAGGTCGCATGTTCTTGTGGTCAACTTGCTTGTTATCGCCTACCTTTACTTTGCCTTCGTTCATTAGGATTCTTCTCGCTCTGTTTCTCGCAGCACGAGCTTTTCTCCTTTTGGGTAATCCATCGTAGGTTGCGTATTCTTTTTTGTAGTTACGCACTTACTTCTTCTTCTTTTTAGCTGCACCACCTTTGTTCATGTAGCCCATCTTATTTCGTACAGGGGTTGGTAGCTTCTTGAGTCCCTTTTGAGCAGCAGTTGGTGTCTTTAATTTATTTGCCATTTGTATCTTCCTCTTTTAACCATCCTTCAGCTTTCATAGCGTCCTCTACATGCTTCAGGGTATACCGTTCTCCAGTACGAGATTCAATAGCATTACGTACATAGAAGACATCACTGTGGGGAATATGTAATTTACTTACAGTGTTAGTACGAATAGCTTCATAGAAATTTTCTATTACATTGTCTGTGTATAGTTTTACCGATTTTCTACGCATTGTCAAGGACTATTTTATATTTACGAATATTTAATTATAAATAAACAGGCATTTATAATGTTACATTTAAATGTTTATATACATTTAAGTAATTATACAGTTATACTGTGTCACTTAAAGTGATAACATAGTTATACACTGTTTGTGTACACTTGTCAATAGCTTTTTTATGTCATCTTACTTTTTTTGTGTATACTAGGGTGTCGGCATTTTGACTATTAACATTGTGGTTACCAGTTGAAATACCTGATCTGTGTATTTATCCATGCACATATACGCTACCGGGGGCAGTGGCACTGGCGTAGGTGTGTGACATTTATGCAACAACCGATTTTTTGGATAATGCAAGCAATGGTTTGAGAAAATAATAAATATTGATCCACCAACAATGCATAAAGATTATATTTTATTACTATATTTGAAATACGTTTAATTGTTATCTTATCAATTAACATTTAATAGTGATTGTAAAACTATTGAAAATGAAAAGTTGTGTAGAATGTAACGGCCTATGCATTTACAGTATTAAAGAAAAAATAATAATGTGGTATGGTCGTTTTTATTGCTCAAAAATTAATTTAAAAATAATTAAAAAAAATGTAAATTAGCTATTGTAATTAATAAAATAACTATTAGAATAGTACGTATAGACATTAATTAA